GCCCGGGTCGGCGCGACGTGGCGGCTAGTGTGGGCGCGTGCTGATCCTGCTTCCCCCGTCCGAGGGCAAGACCGCCCCAGCTTCTGGCGGGGCCGTCGACCTGCACGGGCTCGTCCACGCAGAGCTTGCTCCGGCACGGCGCGAGGTGCTCGACGCGCTCGCGGCGGCGTCGGCTCAGGACGACGCTCTCGAGGTTCTCGGCGTCGGGGCGAGCCTCGCGGACGAGGTCGCGCGCAACACGTCGCTGACGACGGCGCCGGCAGCACCGGGGGCGCGCGTCTACACGGGCGTCCTGTATGCGGCAGCGGACCTCGCCGCCGTGCTCGACGGCGATGACGAGGTGGCGCGCGCCCGTCTCGACGACGTCCTGACGATCTCGGCGTTGTGGGGTCTCGTACGGCCGACGGACCACGTGCCGGCCTACCGGCTGTCGATGTCGGTAGACCTGCCGGGCATCGGCCCGCTCGCACGGTTCTGGCGTCCCGAGCTCACGGTGCTCGACGCCCGCGCCGAGGGCGATGTCGTCGTCGACTGCCGGTCGTCGAGCTACGCCGCGGCGTGGCGTGTGCCAGCGGGTGCGGAGCACGTGCAGGTCAAGGTGCTGCGCGAGCTGGCGGGCAAGCGCTCGGTCGTCTCGCACCACGCGAAGCACACGCGGGGCCTGCTCACCGGGCACCTGCTGCGCCGCCCCGCGGACCCGCCCCGTACTGCGGCCGAGCTGCTCGACGCCGCAGGCGAGATGGTCGGT